GTAGCTAACGGTGCATCTTCAGTAACACGAATTGGTATTGGATCTAACGGCCAAGTTCTTACATCTAATGGAACTACAGCTGCCTGGGCAACAACAGCTACACCCTATGTTAACCAGTCAAATGGTACAGTAACAACAGCATCAACATCTCTGGGAGTGGTTCGTAACGTCTGGGTATCTACCAGTACTACCCCTACAGGTGGTATTGATGGCGATATCTGGATTGCTTACACATAATGCCTGGAAATATTAAAGTAGGAGGCACCTGGCGTAGCGCTAGTAATATATATGTAAGAGTTGGCGGTACTTGGCGTACTGCCGCATACGCATACGTAAAAGTTGCTGGTACTTGGAAACTCTGGTACAGAACTACTATTGGAGATACTTTTACACGTGCCGATACAACAACAGGTTTAGGAATTACTGAAACAGGCGGTTCTTTTGCTTGGAACTCCCTTATTGGAAACTTTTTTGTAAACTCAGGAACAGCTAGATCAGATAACGCAGTTACTGCTGGAAATGCTGGGGCCCTTACGTACATCAATTTAAACACGCCTAATGCAACTGCTGAAGTTGGCGGTCAAACTACCACTGCTGGTATAGGTCCTGCTGTATGGGTATCTGCTGCTGGATCATGGTGGGCAGCTATTGGATCCAACGGTCAAACAAATACTACATTTACTTACAACTGTAACTGTACTTGTAATGGACATACTGAGTGTAATAGTTGTCCAAACCCTACTGCTGGAACATTTACAGGAACAACTTACTACTCTCCGTCAAGGCACGATGATTGGAAAGTATATACAAACTCAACTACCTATAGCAACTCTGGATCAACACCACAAACGACTAGCAACACAACGTATGCCTACTCTAGTCAGGCTCAGGGGTACCCTGCCACTATAGAAACGCGATTTTGTACGGCTGCAAATGGTGCGGATCCAAGCAACTCTTGCCCATATTCTTGGGAAGGATATTGTAGGTCAGACGCAACAGGTAGTATATGTTCTTATACTTGTCCTAGTGGTGGAGTACTTAGCTCTTCAACTTGTAGATACTGTCCTCCTGGAGACGTTAACGGTAACATATGTTGCAATGGGTCTCTTCAGTCATGCTACACCCCTACTACCACAACCACCACTACTTGTGCTACAGGAACATATTACGCTTCTCCTCCTTCAGGATGTACAAGCGGTTGTTGTAATTCTTCAACTACATCAACTTGGACCGGCTGTAATCCAGGTTTTCAATTTAGCGATAGTTGCTATTATTGCGGAAACAATTCCTTTGGTTTTGTGTACAATCCTAGCACTTCTAGCTATGGGTACTTTTGTTATTATGACTACTCATACTATGGTACAAACCAAAGCTGTGCTTATTGCGGACAAACTTTTTACCCGGGTGGTACAGCCAACTCCTCTACTGGTGCTGGTTGCGACTCTTATGGCTTTACATGTCAGACATGTACTGGTGGTTCTATTACTACTAACTACTATATGCAACTTATTAAAGCCACATCTACTGGCGCCCCGTACACTGTCATCAGTACTAGTGCTGATTATGGCGCACAGATTTCTAAAATTTCAATTACTACATCCGGTAACTCCCTTACAGCTACAGCCTACGGTTCTACAGGTTCTTCTCTAGGAACTCTTGCAACAACTAATACAGGTGCTAAGAGCAATGGCGTGGGTATTGTTAAAGGCCACACCCTTTATAACCAAGGAGTTGCTGGAGATAACTTCTCCGCTACTTCCGGAGCATACGTGTGATAGACTAATCCTACCTAGAGAGGGTAAGAGATGACAGATCCATTTGAACGTCCCGCCCGCCCGTGGGACTTATTAAATAAGAACATTGGGCGAGTAGAAACAGTAGTTGCAGCAGAACGCTATGCTATATGCAAGAGCTGTCCTGAGCTACTTCCTACAGGAAACTGTAGAGAGTGCGGTTGCTTTATGTCACTAAAGGTAAAACTACCTAACGCTTTTTGTCCACTACACAAGTGGGAAAAAGTCGATATATCATATAAGGAAGAACAATGAGCGAAAACCAAGATCTTGAAAAAGTAGAGCTTCCAAAACAGAAGATTGCTTTTGTAATTGATGACGAAGTAGTAGATATTATCCATACAGATCAGCGCCTAGCTGCCATACTTTTAAGCGAACCTCTAATGCTAGATGTTAGCGATAAGTTTGTTGTTGGTGAGGTTCCTGGTGTTTGGATCGGTGACGCGTACAACTCAGCAACAGATACCTTTATCCGACCACAACCTACGGAGTAGCTAAATGCGCGGAGACAATAAAGAGGGCCGATTCAGTATTCAGTATGAACGAGGTTCCAATGTTTCCGGAACATCAGCTGAACTGGTACAGACGGTTGGAACCTTTGTTGACTGGTGGCTTTATGACCAAACCAACACTGTTCTAGACTCTGTCTATGATGTTGGGTACGCCTCTGTGGGTGGGGGCCGTAAATGGAAGACCCCCTTTACTATACCTGTAGTTAACGCCCACGTAGAACAAGGCGTAACTGTACAAAGTGACCGTGGTTTCTACAACACCGACCAGCTAATTATCGTCATAAATGTCGATGTAGTTGAGAGCCACCTTAATTTCTACGGTGCTAACGCCTCTAATGCACGTCAGCTATCTAACATAACAACCAACCCTGACTCCTACCTACGCGATAGGATTGTCTTTAGAAACCAGGTATATACCCCTATGAAAGTTTTGCCACAGGGTATAATTAAAGACAAGTACTCCTTGCTTCAGATAAGCTGTGAGCAGGTAAACGCAGAAGAATTAATAAACGACCCGCAGTTCCAAAAATTTGCAAACTATAGAACATTTGATGACATCGGTATTAACCCGGTAGACTCGCTTAGATATAATGAGCAAGAGTATAACTATAGTATCTATGGAGGTTACTAATGCCATTAATTAAACCTGTGCTTGGCGCTACTGGTTGGGGTGCAACTCTTAACGTCGCCCTTGATTATCTAGATCAAAAAATTTCAACTACTCCCACTCCAATTTCCTACACCCCTGTTTGGTCCGGAACTGGTCTAACACAGTCTTCTAACCTTGCTACAGGAACTTACTTTGACTATGGTCAAATGGTTGTTGTGCAAATTACGGTTCCAATGACAAACGTTACTCACTTTGGCACCGGTGCTTACTCGGTCACTCTTCCAAAGCAATCAGCACTTCATGCAAATGCTTGGGGAGGAACTATTCACGACACAAGTCTAAGTAGGTACTATAGTATTAAAGGACACTTAGAACCAAACAGTAATGTTTGCAGTCTTTGGTTCCTAAACCAATCTAGCCAAGATCAAACATTTGCGGCAACAACCCCGTTTATTCTTGCTACAGATGACCTGTTTCACATAAACTTTATTTACCAGGCTAAGGCGTCATAATGGCCAAGATTAAAGCCGGTGGGGCAGACCACGTTGTAAAGAAGAATAAAAAGGGCGAAATAATTGTTGATCATGCTGCCAGCGCTAAGGCGGGCAAGTATGATAAGATTAACCTCACTAAGAAGGCTGGGGCCAAGACCGTCAAAGAAGGCGAAAAGGCAACCAAAGATTGGCATAAGAAAAATCCACACAAGAAAGGCAAGAACTAATGGCAAGAGATATAGACGAGCAATATCCAAACAAAAGCATATCGTCAAGTAAAAAAGATGACAAGTGGACTAATCCAAAGGGTAAGGAAAAGGATCCACACGGACCCGACAAGAAAACTATTAAGCCAAAACCTAAAGATAAAAGAACGGGCGGTATCGGTGGGGATGACGACTATACTCGTGAACACTCTAAAAAAGAAAAGATGAATAAGTGGCATACCGATAATCCTACTAAAGATAAGAAGAAGCCTGAGCCTGGTGCGCCAAAACCTAAAGACGGCGGTGGATACGGGGATAAAGATAAACCAACGGGTGGTTCTAAGGTACCTAGTAAGCCAGGTCCTAAGAAGCCTATGACCCCTGCAGCAAAGAGACTACAACGTACTGCCTCAAGGAGCAAATAATGTGTGCAGCATGTGGTTGTGGTAAGAAGAAGGGCGAGCCAGGTTTTGGCAAAGGCCCAAAGTCCAAGTCAAAGAAGGCCTGTACTTGCGGTACTTGCAAAGCCTGTAAGTCAAAGAAGAAGTAATGTGCGCTACCTGTGGCTGCGGTAAGCCAAAAGACAAGCACGGTATGAAGACCCTAGCGGCTGCCAACAAGAAGTACGACAAGAAGTCTGACTCAAAAGGTAAGGCTAAGAAGACTAGCCCAGTACGAAAAAAAGGCATGTAATGTCTAAGTACACTGAGAAGTCAGATAAGAAACAAGACGCCAAAGATATGAAGGGTATGACCCCTAAGCAAAAGGCGGCTTTTAAGAAGGCGGACAAAAAACATCGTAAGCCTAAGTCTCAAGAAGACGATGCCAAGATGGATAAGAAAATCATTAAGAAGCTTAAAAAGAAGTAATGACTTAGCCCCCGCAAGGGGGCTTTTTCATTTATTATATGCTATGACGCCAGCTAAACCTGGAACCCCGCTGCTTTACCCTGCATCTTCCTTTGGAGGAATTTTATGATTGCTTTAGTTAACCGGCTTAATCGGTATGAAACCGATGCCGATAGAGAAGAGTTTATAAAGGGAGCAGTTGGGTTGACCCCAGCTAAAGGTAAGAAAGCAGCTGCAATTGGTTTTGTGGCAACTTACTTTATCTCTAAGAAACTCTTCAAAAATGGCTAAGCCGTCAATAGAAGCCTACCTCTTAAACAAGATCAGAAAAGTAGAGAAATCAAAAGCGGTGCTTTCTTACCGCACCGAGATTCTCAGGGACCAAGCAGAAAACCTTGATTGGCCTGCTAATCTTGTAACAGGCTTAAAAGTTGTGGATGATGGTACAGGTCACGTAGTTGCTATGGATCCCTTACTTAAAGAAGAGATTCGTAATTTAAACTATCCTATGCCTGGTAAGCCAGCAAAACCAGCGATAACTAACTTTTATTATGGGTTAGGTAACTCCTGATGCCGTTTGTTATTAACGAAGATGCTGCTCTTAAAACTTTACTTCAGGGCGTTACAGTCTCAGACGCTGGCAACACTGCTCGTCCTGTCCCTGTTTACTATGGACAACCTGATAAAGAAGTTAGATCTCAGACTTATCCATACATCACTCTAGATTTAGTAGGTCTTAAAGAAGACCCTACTCGTGCTCATCGTGGATACGTTGGTATGACGTATCAGCCAGAAGGTGTGTCTCTTATAGCAGACGCAAATAACAAACCCCTTAACTCTACAGAGTTCCCTATTCCGGTAGATTTGTTCTACCAGATAGTTACCTTTGCACGTCAACCTCGGCATGACCGACAGATAATGGCAGCCCTAGTTTCACAGGGCCGATTACCACTTAGATTTGGGCAACTCCACATCCCAGAAGACAACACAATGCGTCGTCTGGATATGTTAGGGTTCTCAAAAAAAGATACTACTGAGAGTAACAAACGTCTTTTCAGTAATGTCTATAACATCAGAATAAGCGCGGAACTGTTTCCTGCTCAAATTGATCAGGTATACTTAGTAACGCAACCACCAGTCGTCACATACGAAAGCGGCACCACGCCGTTCACTATTATTCAGTAACAATACGGTACATCCAACAAACAACCTAACCCTAAGGAGTAAACCGGAATGGCAACATACAGTCGCCCCGGAGTCTATATCCAAGAAGTGGCTCTTCCACAAGCCGTACAGCTTGCTGACGTAAGTCAGTCTGTCGGTGCAATGGCTGGATGGCTAAACAAAGGCGCTACGGCTGCCCCAGTTCTAGTCAGTAGCTGGTCAGAGTTCGTGAAGAACTTCGGCGGATTAAATGATTCCTACCCAACAACTTGGGCTGCCTATAACTTTTTTGCTAATGGCGGCCGTCAGCTTTACGTAAAGCGTTTAGCTGGTACAGGAGCAGTAAATGCTTCTATTTCGTTTAACGATAATACTGGTGTAACAACTACATCTACAGTAACTGCTGCATCTGCTACAAGCGGTACTGTTACATACACAGCTAACAATGGTTTTACAGCTGGTCAGACAGTATCTATTACTGGTCTTGCAACAGCCGCATTTAACCTTACTAGCGTAACAATTGCTACAGCTAACGCAACAACGTTTACTGTAACAAACGCTGCAACAGGCACTGCAGTAACTGGAGCATCAGCTACAGCTACAGTAGTAACTGCTTCTAACCCAGTCTTTTCACTAACTGCAACGAACCCAGGAGCATGGGCTAACAACTATGCTGCTCAAATTATTCCTGGTGGATCTGCAAGCACATTTGGACTTAACATTTTTGCTGTATCTGGAACTTCATATACAGCAGTTGAGTCATACACTGATCTAAGTATGTCCTCTACAGATAAGAACTTTGTTCGCACAGTTATTAATACTCTATCTGCAGTTGCAACAATTGGAACAGTTGGTTTTGATGGTACTAAGACACCGTTTAAGACAGCTACAACTCCAACAACATTTGGTGGCGGTGCTGATGGCACTGCTCCAGCACGTACAGATTACTACAACCCTGCCACATCACCAGCTACTGGTGCTTGGGCAAGCTTTGATGTAATTAACAACCCACTAGTTATCTACGCAGCTGATGCCCCTTACCAGGCAACAACAACACTTACAAGTCAACTTCATGGAGATGCAATGCTTTACGCAGCTACTCGTGATGATTCATTTGTAGTTGTAGACACACCTTCTGGTTTGTCAGCAGCATTGGCGCAGACAAGCGTAACAGCAACACTCGCAATTGCAGCTGCTGGTACATCAGGTAATATTGCAGCTGCTTATCACCCATGGATTAATATTCCAGACGGTACTAAGATCGCAGGTGCTGTACGTCTTCAGGCTCCTGGAGCAGCAGTTGTAGGTCAATACCTAGCAACAGACGCTACTCGTGGAGTATTTAAGACTCCAGCAGGTCTTGGAAACAAGATCGCCCTAGCAGTATCTACTGAGTATGCATATACTAATGCTGAACTTGATGCATTAAATACATCCGTTGATCCAGTCAATGCTATCCGTCAAGTTCCAGGTGCTGGAATTGTAATTATGGGTGGACGTACACTGGACAATACTTCAAACAACCGGTACATCAATATCCGTCGTTCTTTGTATTTCATTGAAAAAGAAATCAAGGATCTGTCCTCATTTGCACTATTTGAAAATAATGACTTTCGTTTATGGTCACAGCTTCGCACAACTATCAATAGCTTCTTGTTAAGTTATTGGCAGCAGGGTGGATTACGTGGCGCATCTCCAGTAGATGCTTACTACGTAAAGGTAGACGAAACAACTACAACATTTTCTGACATGCAAAATGGACGAGTAAATATTGAAGTAGGAGTTGCACTACAGTACCCAGCAGAGTTTGTTGTCATTAAGCTTGGACAACTAACCGGAAGCGCTACGGCGTAAGGAGATAAAAAATGACATACACAAACCCATTAAGTAATTTAATGACGGATCCAGTCCGTAATTTTAAGTTCTTAGTTACCTTTAAACCAAAGGTAGATGATAATAAATGGGGCGGTAATTTCGCAAAGATGGGATTCGTCTCACTTTCTGGACTAAGCGTCTCGACAGAATCTATCGCATACCGTGAAGGCGGATACAATACTAACGTACACCAGATCCCTGGCCAGTCACAGTTCACACCTATTAGTCTTTCTAAGGGAGTAATGCTGGGTCAAAATGAAAACGCTCTATGGATGAAGCGACTGTTCTCAGTCATGACTCCTTCAGCTACTACAGGTGTCGGTGCAAACTTCCGTGTTGATCTTGATATTCAAGTTCTTAGCCATCCGAACCCAAAGGCATACGCGGGTTCAGAAGCTACAGCAACAGCTAATACGAATCTTGAGCAGCACACCTCACTTCGTTTTAAGGTTTATAATGCATGGATTTCATCTCTTGCATACAGCAACCTTGATGCGGGTGCAAATACTTTGATGGTAGAAGAACTATCTCTTGTACACGAAGGCTTTGATGTAGTATACGGAACAGGCTATACAACAGCAGGTTCAGCAAAAGAAATTAACTAATCTAACAAAAGGTGAACAATATGACTACTGATACAACTATAAATGCTGAACAAAATCCTGCGCTAGTTAACAAACTAGCTCAGGAAGCAATGTCAGTTTCAAATCAGGAGGCAATGGTTCAAGCTATGAAGCTTGATATTACATTGCCTCCTGATACTACAGTTACTCTACCAGGCGGTTTATACGACCCATTTAATGGTCTTATCACTACCGCCGAGGTACGAGAGCTGACTGGAATTGATGAGGAAGCTATATCTAAGATCAATGATGCTGGAAAGTCTTTATTGGCAATTTTAGAGCGTGCTACAGTTAAAATAGGAAATGAGCCAGCAACTAAAGAGCTATTAGATGTTCTTTACTCTGGGGATCGAGAGATGCTTTTGTTGGGAATCCGAAAGGCAACTTTTGGTGCACAAGTAAAAGTTGGCCCAGGAAACTGCCCTGACTGTGGGCAAGAACAAATCTTTGAACTAGATTTAGATAAAGACGTTCCTATCAAGACTTTTGATGGAGAACGAGAGTTTACGGTATCTTGTAAAATAGGACCTGTAGTAGCTAGTCTACCTACAGGAAGTCTTCAGAAGGCTATTGTAGAATCTACAAATAAAACTTCTGCGGAACTAGATACAATTCTATTAAAACAATGTATCATAGCGATTAATGGGCAGGATCTTATAGATCCAGAAGCTGTGCGACGTCTGTCTATTCAGGATCGTAGAGCAGTAATAAAAGCAATCACAGACCGCAACCCAGGTCCACAACTCGGAGATATGAAAAAAGCATGTCAGTCTTGCGGCTCGGAGGTGCCGATCCCGCTTTCATTAGCGGACTTATTTCGCGAATGAGATTGACTACGAAAATTTATTAGAGATGTACGAGTTGTTAACGCAACAGTATCCAGGATGGTCTCTAAAAGAAGTTCGTGAGCTTAGTATGAGGGAAAGAATTAACTGGTTAAATAAAGCAGTAAACAAGGTTAGGCGGTGATGTAAATGGCAGGTGGTCAAAACTTTGAGTCAGCCTCCGACGCTACTGGTGGCATGCCCACAGTAAATACTGACGCGTTATTTGAAGACCTGCCTAAAGAAATGCTGCGCCTCTTTAAAGAGGTAGAATCTTATGTTGGTCGCATCTCGAAAGAGTGGAGCCAAACCGTAAAGGAAACCACCGATGCAGTTAACGGTGTAGGGGGCAATAAAACTGGTGGGGGTCGTCTTGGCTTAGGCTCAATGAGCCGTAATGAAAAGCTAGGTGTAGGCTTAGGTGTAGCTGCGGTTGGTGTTGGTACGCTCATGAAAATGGCGCCAAATACCATGTCGGCTGTTACCCAAAGATTGGGCGCAGATTCTTACGCCTTTGCCAGCGGCATGTCTTCTCGTGCAGCTATCTTGCAAGCAAACCGTCAAGTAGGCGGGGGAGCAACGAGTGCTATGGGCCCAACCATGGCAGCAATGAACCTTGCCTATAGTGGATATACCGCCAACTCTGCAAGTTCTAGAAATATCATGAGTCAAATTTCTGGGCTTAGTGCTCAGTCTGGAATGACTAACGAAGATGCAGCCTCATCTGTTGCCGGTATGAATGGGATGATGTTCCTTCGTGCAGGTATTCGTATTCGTGATTCCCAAGGAAACCTAAAGCCTGTTGATCAAATTATCAACCAGGTATATAACTTCCTTTATCGTGGACGTCAAATTGACTCAGAAGAAGCTCAACTTGTTTACCAACCAAACTCTAGAGCCTATAGCACAATCGCTCAGTTAGCTGGAAATGATCCAAATCTTATTCAGCAAATTCAAGCCGGTATCGTAGCTAGAACAAGAGCTAAGTCAAGCAAGGCATACTCTGCTGCAATGACCAGTAAAGATCCAAATAAAATGTTGGATCTTATGGGTGTTGATAAAAGCTCTACCACCCGCTCAAACTTTAACTATCAAAGTAGTGAGGCAAGAAAACTTGCAGCTACAGAAACAGGATTAGTTGGCGGCTACAACGTAGCTTTAAATAGTACAGCTGCTGTTAATAATGGGTTTAGTACTTTAGCTGAAGCACTACCAGGAGTTACAAATGCTCTTATGGGCTTTAAGGGCGCACTTGAGACGTTCCCAGGTGCTGGTAATACCGGCGGAACTATTGCAAGTCTTTTTTCAAGCGGAATGGGATTGGCAACTTCAGCACTAGAAGCTAAGTATATTGGTAAAACGTTTGGTGGTGGCGGTGGAGGAAAAAATGGTTTCAACCTAGGCGGTAAGTCTCTTCTAAAAGCAGGTGCGTATTCAATAGGTGCTTCTCTTGTGGGAGATGCAGTAGCAGGAGATTCTGACAAAGGAAGTGGTCGTTCCCGTGCAGGTAACGCACTCAAGTATGCTGGAATAGGCGCCTCTATTGGAAGCTTCTTCCCTGGATGGGGCACAGCAATTGGTGCAGGAATTGGTGCGGTATACGGAGCTGCTACTGGTGGTGAGCGTGGTGATGCCGGAAACCTAGGAGTAGCAGGAGGAAACAGCGCATACTCTGGCGATGGTTATGCACTTCCTGTACCTAGAGCAACCCCTGTTACATCTGCGTTTGGTCCTAGAGATAACTCCCAACATCCAAATATTTCTAAATTTCACAAGGGTATTGACTACGGCGTTCCTGAAGGAAGTGCTGTATTTGCTGCAGGTGATGGTGTTGTTGCCGAAGTTGGAAGTCGTGGTTCTTACGGAACATTTATTCTTATAAAGCATGCTGATGGAAGAACAACTCGTTACGCACACTTAAAGCAAACATTGGTAAGTCGTGGAGACCGTATAGTTGCAGGACAACTAATTGCTAGATCTGGTGGTAAGCCTGGAACTAAGGGAGCAGGTAACTCTACTGGTCCGCACCTTCACTTTGAAATGACGGATAAAAATGGCGTTAAGATAAACCCACAACCTATCCTTTCTGGAAAATCAGCGCCTAACCCTAAGTCTTCAGGTGCGGTAGATCCTACCTTAGCTGGAAAAGATCGAGCCGCAAAGAATTTTGGAAGCGGAAAGAGAGTACGAAGCCTAACCGATATCAGTGTTAAGAACGCTTCTTCTCCAACAATCTCATCTTTAATTGATACGTTCGCTACCGGTGAACCTAAGTCTTGGTCAGACATCTTAAAGAAGGTTCCTGAAAAAGACCGTGAAAAGTTTTTAGCTAGTATTCCAGATACATACGACGGTCCAGTAACAACAGATAAAAAGAGTCTTATGAGAACCCTCGCCTCACGTGGTTTTAACGGAAAAGCTTTACGAACAGCTTATGCTGTTTCTATTGCTGAATCTGGTGGTCGTTCTAATGCTGTTGGAGATGAAATGCTCCAGAATGAAAAGTGGGGGCCAAGTATTGGTCTATTCCAAATTCGTTCTTTAAAGGATTGGAAAAAATGGAACGATCCATATAGAGATGCAAAACGTCTTCCTGAACCTAGTTACAATA